CAATGATGGTGACGTTGATTCTTCAGATAAATTTCTACATAAGAAACGTAAAGCAATTTCCAAAGCAATGAATAAAGAAGAAGTCCAAGAAGAAACTCTTGCAATGAAAGCTGCAAAGCATATTGCATCCATGTGGGAAGATTCAGCAAAAGCCAAGGAAGCAAAAGTCAAAGAAGAAGAGGAAGAGACTCCTAAAAAGAAGGAATCCAAAGCTGCAATGACAGGAAAGCCAATGGCAGGGGTTGAAGTTAACCCAAAGGAATCAAAGGACAAATAACATGAAAAGTATCGTGGAAGTCACGAGCATTAATGAAGAAGAACTTCCACAGCTTTACTGTGACATGGATATGGTTCTTTGTGATTTTATTGGTGGGTATGAAATACTTACTGGTAAACAATTTGAGAAAACACCCAAGGATGAACGCTGGGATGCAATCACAGCTAAGAAAGACTTCTGGCATACCTTACCTTGGATGCCTGGCGCTCAAAGAATGTGGAAATTGATTAACAAATATAATGCGAATATCTTATCTGCGTATTCCAATAGAGATGGAAATAGTCGGAAGGGAAAGAAGGCTTGGTTATCCAAGAACGCAAAACCTACTGGTAAAATTCATCTTGTTATGAGAGCAGATAAAAAGAAGTATGCGACTACAGACGGCAAACCCAATATTTTGATTGATGATTATCTCAAAAATATCAAGGAATGGGAGTCTGCTGGTGGCATTGGGATACACCATACATCCCCAACAAACACTATTTCTCAGCTTAAGAGAAATGGATTTAGATAAATAGATAAGTAAACTTTAAACTAGGAGAACTATCATGGCCCTATGGGGAAATACAGATGCAGACGAAGCCAAACCTAAATGGTTGACATCTGCACAAAAAGCAGACGTATTTGCAACCGATAAAGGTTGGGTACAATTAAATGGCAAAGGACTTGAAGAAGTTATTTGCTCAATCGGTGGTTTGTCAACAGCAATTGCTGGTGCAGACATTAACACATCAGCATTCGTTGGTGCAGCATTTGATGTAAGTGCTGGTGGTAACATTGATGTTAGACTTACTTTCAATGAGAAGGTAACTGTAACAGGTTCACCAACAATCGCAATTACTAACTCACAAGCGGGTGGCGGTTCTGCTGCTTCGTTGACTGCGACATATCAGTCGGGTTCAAGTTCAAACAAACTTGTATTCAGACATACAATCGGTGCAGCCGGTTCGACTGTTTCTGCTGATGACGTATTGTCAATTGCATCACAAAACATTGCACTTGCTGGTGGAACTATCAAAGATACTGGTACAACAGTTAACTCTGGTGTTGCAGTTCCTGCTGGTACAGCCACGATGACAGCGGTTGCATAAGTAGTATAAACAAGGAAATATATAATGTCAAAAAATGATAACAAGACACTTAGTGTCTCTGAGATTGAAGCTAAAAAAGTAGATTTGCAAACTGACTTGGATAAAGTAACAAGTCAGTTGCAAAATATGGATAAGATGAAGGTGCAGTTACAAGCACAGGGGAATGCACTATCTGGTGCGATTCAACAGTGTGATGTGTTTCTAAACCTATTAGGTGAGTCGAGTCCCGACAAAACAGTACCCTCGCAAGACGATAGTGCGGCAGTAAATACTGCACTGAGTTGAGGGATTAAATTAACTAAGGAGAAAGAAAATGGCAGATAAAAAAATTACTGCACTTACAGATTTGGGTGCCGGAATAGCAGCAGAAGATTTACTTCATGTTATTGATGACCCATCTGGCAACCCTGTAAACAAAAAAATTAGTGTTGCTAACTTTTTCAACAACGTACCAACTTATATCGCATTAGACGATACAGTACAGGTTGTTGATACAACTACAGAAGCGGTTAACGTAACTTCTTCTATTTCGCACATCAATACATCAATCGCTGGTGGAGCTCATGCGGGCGCACTTGCAGATGGAACTAACGGACAAATTAAAATCCTCACTATGGTTGCTGATGGTGGTAATTCTGTTGTTACTCCAGCAAATGCAAATGGTTTCTCAACTATTACATTCGCTGATGTGGGTGATACTGCAACTCTAATCTTTACTGGTAGCAAGTGGAACATTGTTAGTTCTCATTCTGTTACAATAGCATAAGGAGAGTATTATGAGTGAACGACTAGGTGCAAACGGAATGCCAATGAAAGTGAAGGATGAATCTTCTGAGATGATTTCTGAAATTCTTGAGGTAAACCCGAATAAAAAATCTAAAAAAGTAGCCAAGAAAGAATCCACTAAGGATGCTTATGAATGGACTACTGATGAGGACGCAGAAGATGAAAAACTTTAAAAAGCATATTGCTGAAGAAGTCTCGGCAGATGGACACGATTTTCATAATGACGTTGCTAACCCAAAGACTATTGAAAGAATCAATGCGTTCTTGGGTGCAATGGGACAGATTGAACATCTAGTACCAGAACATGCATTGGGCAAATTGAGAGAAAGACTTAGTAGACTAGGACTTACTTTTGGTGAAGTTGCAATGACTGAAGATGGTGGTAAAATGTCTATGCCTCTTACACAATTTGGTGGAAGAAAAGGTAAAGACGAAAATGGTGATGACATTGATGACGATGGTATCTCTCACAAAGTTGAGGGTGGATTGGCATTAGAAATTACTCACGAGACTACAGGTAACGGAACACATTTTATCAAGACTAAAATCGTTTAGTAACGGTTTATATTATGTTTGAGAAAATAACTAATGATAATATCATTATGTTTGCTATAAAACACTATGATAATCCACAATGCGAAGGTGAAGCTGAGTTCCATGATGACATGAAACGCTTTAAATATATTAAGCGTCTATTGAGAAAGTATCGGGAACACGGTGAACTGAAGGAACGTCTTATACTGAACCATATGATTGTAGTCAATAATGTGTTCGGTGCTGAAGCAGGTTCTACTTTGTTAATTTTTAAGATTGAACCAGAGTTCTGGTCTGTTCTTAAAACATTTATGAACTTTTTGGGTATGCTCCCAGAAGGTGAATTGGAACAAATAGAAGAAGATGAAACCGTTAAGAAAGTATTAGAGAGAATATAAATGGGCAGAGCGATAGATTTATTTGTTACATACCGTTTCGTTAAATTGTTAACGACACCGTTTGAAAAGACTGATGCATACAAAATGGGCATCATCGACAAAGACGGTTTTCGTACAAAGAAGATACTGTATAAACAATCAGAACAAAGTGCATACACAGTTTTACACAAACTGGTATTCAATATTAAACGTATATTTGCAAAAGTCCCTGGCCTAAGAACAAGACTAGGAACATATGCTGCCGCCCTATTTCTTTTAAAGGATACTTTCAAAGAACATGTAGAAGACCCAAACATGTTTGAAAAAGGATTGATGGAATATCTTAAACAGCAAGGTGTTGAATTCGATGACACTATCGTAGAAGAAGTTACTCTCGACAACGGTAAACTAAGTAAAGGTATTTACGTTCTAACCCAAGATGTTGTAACAACATAAGCAGAGAATGAGATTGATGCTTTAGAGGGTGATGAAGTAGAAGTATTTGAGGACAGTCCCCCAGAAGATACCATTTTAGGTGTTGATGTGTTTGGTGTTGTCCACAAAAAAACAAAACAGAAGATATATGTATCCTCTGAAGATATAAAAGAACTAGACATAGGAGACCTATTATGAGTCTGAAATTTGACAACATAATGAAGAAATTCTATGACGACCCCAAGTTGGGTATTAAAACTGAGGACGCTCCTGCAAACGCTTCTGGTAGTGCAGTCGCTGGAACTGGTGATGATAGCTCTACTGTGGTAGTCAAGAAAAAGAAGAATCCATATGACGGTAGAACTAAAGAAGCAAGACAGTTCTATAAACGTATGGCAGAACGCAGAGCAAAGCGTGAAGCGAAATCTAAACTCGCACAAAAAGTTCAAGAGAACACCCTTAATCGTGAACATGAATATCTACTCGTAGAAGATAATGTAGACATTCTTAAAAACATTGTAAAGAACAAGCAAAACAAGAACATCAAGTTTAAAGATGGTTCTATGAAAGTTGACTTGTACACTGCATCAGCAATTACACAAGTGTTTGACAAAGTTAATCGTTCTAATCAACAAAAGATGAAAACTATGATTAATGGTAAAAAAGCACAGTTTATGAAAATTGCAGACTTTGCCTTATCCAAGGTAAAGTAAATTGAAAACCTTTTTACAGTTTGAACAGTCGTATTCCTATGCGTTGGGAATGTACAAACCAATTGCAGATTTAAATGCTGCATCTGGTGAAGGACAACTAACCAAATCAGATTTGGACAACGTAGAGAAATATGCAGACAGACTATATAAGAGTGTAGGAATTGACGTAGAATTCACTCGTCACTTTCTAGATAGAGTAAATGATGCACGAAACAAGAAACAGATTACTGTGGCAGAGCTTATACGGATGTTTAAGCAGTCGTATAAGAAACATGGTAAGAAGATTGCTCAACTCGGCCCAGACGCCGAAGCAGTCTTAAACGATATGCAGACGGATGTTAACATGCCGTTTGTATTAAAATGGGATGGTAAGGAACTAGACTTAGTTGCAAAGACAGTTATGAGAAAGAAATCATTTGCAACGTCTAACCCCAAACTATCTTTTAAATAAAAAAGGAGACAGAAATGAAAAATTGGATTAAATCAAGAATTGAAGAAAGAACTTCATGGGATGGAGCGGCTCTTATTGCTCTTGGTGTAGTCATGCTCATTGCAAGTCCACTTGCAGACATAGCAGCTTACATTGCTATTCTATATGGTGCATGGACAATTTGGAAGTCTGAGTAATGTTCAAGTGGTTTTTTAAATTGTGGAATTTTGAACATGAAGGCGACCTGTCAAAACACAGGTTGCATTCCACAAGATATGAGGATTTGTGCAAATGAATATGAAATTTAGCATTGGTGTTTTAGTTGCAATTGTTTTACAGGTATCAGCATTTGTCTGGTGGACTGCTCAACAAGCACAAACTATTTCACAGTTGAATGAACAAGTATCAGAATTGACAAGCAGGTTTGCTGTCGAAGATGATGTAAACATTAAACGTGACATTGAAGATTTGAAAGCAAAAACAAATGACATGGATAATTGGATTACACAAAACTATGAGAATATTGAAGATTTGATTGGTTTTGCTACATTCACTGAAAATAGATGGGCAAATGAATATGCAAACGACCCCTCTTATGAGAGAAAGTTTGGAACTAAGGCGCCTAAAGAATGATTAGACTATATGCAATATTGATTGTAGTTGGTTTGCTGGGTGGTGCAGCTTATGGTGCAAAATACTATTACGACACCACTCAAGCAACTATTGCTACATTGCGTGATAACAACGCAAAACTAGAAGTTGCAAATGAAACAAACCAAGCAACTATTGAGAAGATGGGTGAGGACTCAAGAAGATTGAATGAACTTACTAATCAACTTAATGCAGATTTACGCAAGTCTGAAGCATATGGTGATGAATTGCGTAATACTTTAAATAAACACAACCTAACGCATCTTGCAAACAAGAAGCCAGGGTTGATTGAAAAGAGGATGCAGAATGCGACAGATAAACTTTGGGATGACCTTGAGTCTATTACTAGTGGCGACAATACTACTGAGTAGTTGTTCCACTTTTAGACCAGAACCAGAAATTGTTATACAAACAAAGATAGTTGAAAAAACTATCCCAACGGTTCAGCATCCAAAACCAGTTCAATTGAACAAGGTTAAGATTTATGTTGTTTCTCCCGATGAGAACTATGATGAATTCATCACAGAGTATTCGGCGAAGAACGGTGCAGACTCATATATTGCGATAAGTGTGAAAGACTATGAAAACTTGTCTAAGAACTTTGCAGAACTTAGACGTTACATAGAACAACAAAAACAGATTATTGTATATTATGAGAAAGCAGTTGCCCCTACCCCAGAGGAAGAGGACAACGATAATACAGGAGAATAGTAAATGGAATATTTACAGCTTATAACATGGGACTTGATTGTCCATCTTGCAATGACATGGTGGCAGTTCACAGTGGTAGGAGTTCTTATCATTGTTGGATTTATAATCAATAAGTTTGATGATAAAGAAGGTACAAAACGTGTGGGATTTGAATACAAAGAAATGCCTCACATGAAACCAATCCCAATCCCAACAAAGGGAAAAGGATTCTGGAAAGCAATCTGGATGTGGTTGACAGGAAGTCGCCATTGGATTGTTGCAAAGGACTTTCATTACACACTAGATGCAGTTGAATATGTAATCCCCAAAGGATTTCAATTTGACGGAGCATCAATACCAAAGTTCCTACACACATGGTTATCACCAACAGGTGTATTGCTTATGGGTGGACTAGTACACGACTATGCTTACAAGTATGCAACCCTTAAAAGAAAAGGTAAAGGTACTTGGGGTAAGATGATACAGAAAGAAGCAGACGTTATTTTCAGAGATATTAATATTGAAATTAACGGATTCAAATTTCTAAACTATCTTGCTTACTGGGCGCTTAGACTTGGTGGCTTCGTTGCATGGAACGGACACAGAAAAGCAACTAAGAAGAAATAATATGGCTACTGTAAAGACGATTGAAACCGAAGTTGAACTTTTAAAAAGAGAGGTGTCTGACATGAAGGGCATTCATGTTCGACTTGATTCTGCAATTGAAAAGATTGCAGAGGTATCATCGTCTTTACACACCATAATGGCGGTGCATGAAGAAAAACTAATGAGACAGGAAGAAGCTTTGAACGAACAAGAAAAAGAATTCAAAACAACTGTTCTAGAATTGCACAGTAGAATTACATCTAATGCTAAAGAAAACACCACTCAAATGAATGAGATGGAACGTAGACTAGTAGATGCCATGAGTGAACACAATAAGACTGAATCTGAACATTTCAGACAGTTAAGAGAAGAATTATCAACCAGAGTAGGTGTTCTGGAAAAATGGAGATACGTCCTAATTGGGGGCTCCATAGTCATAGGTTTTGCATTAACGGAGATACTTCCAGTACTTATGTAAAAACTCTTGACATTGACGGTGATTTCCTGTATATTATGACATATGAATTATATCGATACAAAGTACATTTCCCTAATATCCCCTCGTCTGAGGAACTTCAAGAGAAAGACTGATTATCTCTGGCAGTTCTCATGCCCGTACTGTGGTGACTCACAGAAGATACGGACTAAGGCAAGAGGGTTTATCTATAGAACAAAGAATGACCTTTTCTATAAATGTCACAACTGTTCTGTGGGTACAAATCTATCTAAATTGATAGAACATGTAGATTCAAATTTACACAAGGAATATGTACTAGAACGGTACAAAGAAGGTCTTACTTCCAATGGTCGAGGGGATAAGACGCCTGGGGCAGGCATTAAGGCGCCTGACTTCAAGTTTAAGAAACCTGTGTTTCGTAAGTCACTGAAACTGGATTCGTTTTTGCAACTTGAAAAAAATCACCCTGCTATCAAATTTTTATCTGATAGATGCATCAGCGAAGAGCTCTGGAACGATATATATTTCTGTCCAAAGTTTTTTGAATATGTCAATGGACATGTTAAAGACAAGTTCCCCTCATTAAGTGGTGACCATCCAAGGATGGTAATTCCATTTAGGAAAGAGGATGGAGAGGTCTTTGCATTTCAAGGACGGGCATTTGGGGATGAACCCCAAAAATATATTACTATAATCTTGGACAAAGAACATCCCAAGATTTTTGGATTAGATAGAGTTAACAAAGAACATACGGTGTATGTTGTTGAAGGCCCTATCGACAGTCTTTTTCTAAAGAACTGTATCGCAGTTGCACAGAGTGATTTGCGTGTTCCACAGTTCAAAGACAATGCGGTACTCGTTCCAGATAACGAACCTCGCAATGAACAGGTCTGTAAACAGATTGAACGGTGTATCGATGAAGGATATAGTGTTTGCATCTGGCCACAGAGTATTTTAGAAAAAGATATAAACGACATGATTCTTTCTGGAAAGACTCCAGTAGAGATTCAAGAAATAATACATACTAACACCCACAAAGGATTGCAGGCAAAAACCGTTTTCAATTCTTGGAAGAAAATATAAGCAAACAGGAGAACTAAAAACATGGCCCTTGAGAACGTAGTAACTTTCCCAAGTGCCGAGGGAACAACTGGTCTCGACCACCTCGGCATTCAAATAGACAGAACCAGAGACAAAGATTTATCAGAACAAGCATACAAACTACTCAAGGATTATTATTGTAAAGATGAAGAACAATCACCCCAAGAAGCATACGCAAGAGCAGCAGTTGCTTATTGTCAAGGTGACTTAGAACTTGCACAAAGAATTTATGATGCAGTATCTAAAGGTTGGTTCATGTTTGCATCACCAGTATTATCAAACGCACCTAAGCCAGGCAAGAAAGCAAAGGCACTTCCTATTTCGTGCTTTCTAACTTATGTACCAGATTCACTTGAAGGACTAATCGACCATACTGCTGAGTTGCGTTGGTTATCAGTCAAAGGTGGTGGTGTTGGTGGACACTGGAATGATGTTCGTGCAATCTCTGATAAAGCACCAGGCCCTATGCCTTTTCTACACACGGTTGATGCAGACATGACTGCTTATCGTCAAGGTAAAACTCGTAAGGGTTCTTATGCAGCATACATGGATATTTCACATCCAGACATTATTGAGTTTTTAAATATGCGTGTACCAACAGGTGACGTAAATAGAAAGAACCTTAATCTACACCATGCAATCAATATCACTGATGATTTTATGAGAGCAGTAGAACGAGGTGAGATGTGGGACTTAAAAGACCCTAATGATGCAACTGTTAGAGAAACAATGCCTGCAAGAACTTTGTGGCAACAAATTCTAGAAGTAAGATATCGTACAGGTGAACCTTATCTTAATTTTATTGACACTGCGAATAGAGCATTACCACATACTATGAAAGCAAAAGGATTAAAGATACACGGTTCAAATCTATGTAACGAAATCCATCTTCCAACCTCAGAAGATAGAACTGCTGTTTGTTGTTTATCTTCATTAAACTTGGAGAAATATGATGAATGGAAAGAAACTTCTTTGGTTCGTGATCTTATACGTTTCTTGGACAATGTATTACAATTCTTCATTGATAACGCAGGCGATGAAATATCAAGAGCAAGATATTCCGCTACACAGGAACGTAGTTTGGGATTAGGTGCAATGGGGTGGCATTCACTGTTACACCAAAAAAGAATTGCATTTGATTCACACGAAGCAAGAGAACTTAATTGGGATGTTTTCAGAACAATTAAAGAAAAAGCAAAAGAAGAAACATTACAACTAGGACTTGAACGTGGTGAAGCACCAGATATGCAAGGTACAGGTAGACGTAATGCACATCTACTTGCAATTGCACCAAACGCTAATAGTTCTATTATTGTTTCTACTTCACCATCTATTGAACCATCAAAAGCAAATGCATATACACATCGTACTCGTGCTGGTTCACATTTAGTGAAGAATAAATATCTGGAACAAGAACTAAAGAAAGTAAAGAAAAATACTCAAGATGTTTGGTCAGATATTATCACTAATGGCGGTTCAGTCCAACACCTCGACTTCCTATCAGAGAAAGTTAAAGAGGTATTCAAAACTGCAATCGAACTTGACCAAAATGTTCTGGTGGAACAAGCCGCAGACAGACAAGAGTTCTTGTGTCAAGGACAATCACTAAATCTATTTTTCCCTGCTGGTGCAGATAAGAAAGAACTACATAAAGCACATTTCGCTGCATGGAAGTTGGGAACTAAAGGTCTATATTATCTAAGAACAGAAACATCACAACGTGCAGAAAACGTATCCCAAAAGGTTGCTCGTGATGCACTAAAAGATTTTGAATCTCAAGCCGTAGAGGCACAATCACAAGAGGAGTGTGTAGCATGTCAAGGGTAGATGAATATATAAAAGTTCGTGTCGGACAATTAAAAGAGGACATGGAGAAAGCATCAGATGAAATGGACAAAGCATGGTACAATCGTCTGATTCAAGAATTGGATTGGGTTGAACAAATGAATACAAAACTCACACACAATTGTTATATGGAGAAACCATATAATGTTACGATAACAAGTTATAATGGTAGGAGCATAAGTTAATGAAAGTAGAAATTTATAGTAAGTCAAATTGTCCGTTTTGTGACAAAGCAAAACACTGGTTTAAATCTCATGGATATGAGTATACAGAACATCGTATGGATAACGAAGAAGAAAGACTTGCCTTCTATCAAAGAGTTCCTAATGCTCGTTCAGTACCACAAATCTTTATTGATGATAAACTAATTGGTACTTACGATGACTTTATGAAAGTTTCAGAGTCATTCGTAAAGAAAAAGGGTGGTGGACTTATGGAGTTTTCTGAAACCTATAAACCATTCCATTATCCATGGGCAGTAGAAATTACAACAAGACATGAGAAGGTTCACTGGATTGAAGATGAACTTGATTTGTCTGAAGATGTTGCTGATTGGAAATCTGGTAAGACTTCTGTTATTGAAAGAGAATACATTACAAACATCCTAAGACTATTCACACAGTCAGATGTAGCAGTAGGACAGAATTACTTTGACCAATTTATACCTAAATTTAAGAACAATGAAGTACGCAATATGCTTGGTTCATTTGCATCTCGTGAAGGTATCCACCAACGTGCATATGCACTTCTTAATGAGACACTTGGGTTATCTGATGCCGAGTATCATGCCTTCCTAGAATATCAAGAGATGGCAGACAAGATTGAGTTTATGATGGATAGTGACCCTAACACAGTTCGTGGATTGGGACTATCACTTGCAAAATCTGTTATGAATGAAGGTGTGGCACTATTTGCATCATTCGTGATGTTGTTGAACTTCCAGCGTTTCGGTAAGATGAAAGGTATGGGTAAAGTTGTTGAGTGGAGTATTCGTGACGAATCAATTCACGTTGAGGGTATTGCAAAACTATTCAAAGCATACTGTGGTGAACATCCTCGTATTGTAGACGATGAATTCAAATCTGCAATTTATGAGATGGCAAGACAAGCAGTTAAACTTGAAGATAAGTTTGTTGACCTTGCATATAAGTTAGGAGAAATTGAAGGACTAGAACAGTCTGAAGTAAAGACATATATAAGGTATATCACTGATAGAAGATTGCTTCAATTGGGGATGAAACCTAACTTCAAAGTGAAGGACAATCCCTTACCTTGGTTAGAGTGGGTACTTAACGGTGCAGACCACACTAACTTCTTTGAGAACAGAGTAACCGAATATGAGGTTGCTGGTTTGACTGGCAAGTGGGATGATGTCTACGAGGCTGCTTAATGCAAACTAAAATCATCGTATGTGAATCCTGTGAGGCAGAATTCAAAATACAACACGACTTGGATTCACATTACTATTCACCTAGTTATTGCCCATTCTGTTCAGAACCACTAAATAGTGAGAACGAGGATGAGATTGAGGAACTAGATGAAGAATATGATTAATGTGGATACATCAAGGTAAACCTGTAGAAACACTTCCAGACGATTGTGAAGGGTTTGTATATCTCATAACTAATATTACCAACAACAAAAAATATGTGGGTAAGAAGTTAGCAAGATTTAAAGTTACAAAGCCTCCCCTCAAAGGTAAGAAAAACAAAAGACGTTCAAGCAAAGAGAGTGATTGGAAAACCTATTGGGGTTCTTCCGACCACCTCAATGCTGACGTTGCATCTCTTGGTGAGGATAACTTTACCAGAGAGATTTTGCATTTCTGTCAGAGCAGAGGAATGCTCAGTTACCTAGAAGCAAAAGAACAGTTCGACAGAGAGGTTCTTCTAACAGACGAATACTA